TCCCTTTTCTTGTTTGCATTTAGGGCACTCTTCATCATATGTTATTACACTTCCCATAATTATTTATTTTTGTTTTATCCATTTGTTATTAGTATCTAGCGTAAACGATCCAATAAAAGGCTTATCCCATTCGTCTGGTGAGATAAGGGATAGGAATGGTTTATCGTTCTTGTAGTATAAATGATACGTTTCTCCAATGATCGGCTCGAAAGAGTACTTTGCATTGTATACAAGATCATTCCAATAAGCCTCATCTACTAGTTGCTCGTATTGTTTCTTTAGCTCGTCAAACCTAGTTTTAAGTTGATGGTTGACCTTCACTACAGCACGTTGCTTCCATAGCTCTATGTCCTCTTTACGTATTGCAGGAGCTCCTACGTTTGTAGTGTAAGGCATTATTCCAGGATTGTCAACTACTTGATCAGGCTTTTTCTTCTGCATCTTTGTTGCGTTTTAATCTGTATTGCGAATTAGCTAGTGCAGTAGGTTCATCCTTAATATCCTCCGCAGTTGGAAGAGGAAGGAGCCCTTTCTTTCGGAGCTCCTTAACCTTTTTCCAAATACGCTTTTCTTCTTTCTTACTCATGGCTTTCTTCCGTTTCAGGTTCTGCTACATCCTCCCAGGAAACATCTTGAATAGTGTTACAAAACAAGAACTGTGTAGCATTCTGAAGCACATGATCACATCCTAACCAATCTCGATACAATTTAACATTGTCTTTGATAACTCGTTGTTCTTTGTCAAAGAATCGATCCATCTGCTTCACGCGTATGATTTCATATGCCGTGTCGTTATGTATGTGTATTGGCTTTATCATGGTTTACATCATTCCTGGCATTGGTGGCATTGCATCGTCATCGTCAGACTTAATGTCTGTTACAACGCATTCAGTCATTAACATCATGCTGCCCACCGATGCTGCATTTTCTAATGCTATTCTAGTCACTTTGGTTGGATCGATGATTCCGTACTTGTACATGTCTCCATATTCATCAGTTCGTGCATTATATCCAAACTCTGATTTTTTAGACTCTGTTACATGATGTGCTACCACCTTGCCGCTTACTCCAGCATTTTCACAGATCTGTAATAGAGGAGCTTGAATTGCTTGACGAATGATATCTATACCGAAATTCTCTCCTTCTGAGGTGCTTTTTAGTTCAGATAACGCAGGTAAACATCTAATCAAGGCAATACCTCCGCCTGGAACTATGCCTTCTTCAACTGCTGCACGAGTAGCTGCTAAGGCATCATCTACGCGGTCTTTCTTCTCTTTCATTTCCATTTCGGTAGGAGCACCAACATACAGTACAGCTACTCCACCGGCTAGTTTAGCCAATCGTTCTTGCAATTGTGACTTATCATAGTCTGAACTAGTTTGTTCAATCTCTGCTCGTATCTGTTGTACCCGTTTACTGATATCTTCTACTGCACCTGCCGCATCTATAATAGTAGTCGTTTCTTTGTCAATAACTATTTTTTCTGCAACGCCTAGTTGATCCATGGTGCAATCTTCTAGTTTGTATCCGTACTCTTCTGAGATAACTTGACCTCCGGTAACAATAGCAATATCTTCAAGCATTGCTTTGCGTTTATCTCCAAACCCAGGAGCCTTCACCGCCGCAATTTTAAGTGAACCTCTGATTCTGTTAACTACTAGTGTGGATAATGCTTCGCCATCCACATCATCTGCAATTATCAATAAAGGTTTACCTGACTGAGCTGCTGGTTCTAGTATTGGTAATAAAGACTTCATGTTGGATATCTTTTGATTCACAATAAGAACATAAGGATTATCCAACTCAGCTGTCATCTTCTCGGTGTTAGTAACGAAGTAGGGAGAAAGATAACCTCTATCAAACTGCATACCATCCACCGTTTTAATTTCAGTTTCCGTACCCTTTGCTTCTTCTACAGTAATCACACCGTCATTGCCAACCACTTTCATTGCCTCTGCAATTAGCGAACCAATCACATCATCATTGTTTGCTGATATAGATGCTACTTGTTTGATCTTATCTGCATCCGTTCCTACTTGCTTGGAGGTATCTTTGAGTTGAGCCACGACAGCATCAACTGCTTTGTCAATACCTCGTTTTAATTCAATAGGATTAGCACCAGCCGTTACATACTTAAAGCCGGCTTCTATAATGGCCTGAGCTAAAACAGTAGCTGTTGTTGTTCCGTCCCCGGCAATGTCAGCCGTTTTAGAAGCAACTTCTTTTACCATTTGAGCTCCCATGTTCTCTACTGCATCTGGTAATGAAATTTCTTTTGCTACCGATACTCCATCTTTAGTAATGTGAGGTGATCCATGTGGTCTGTCTAATACCACATTACGGCCTTTTGGACCTAATGTAGATTTTACTGCATTTGCCAGTATGTCAACTCCTCGTTTTAGTTGAGCTCGTGCTTCGCCGTGAAATTCAATTTGTTTTGCCATTTATAACCTTTTTTTTATTTAATATTATGAAACTTATTAACAATTCCAATTCTTTTTATAAATATTACAACGGAATTTTCGTGGCATGATTTATAAGCATTTCAGTGTTCTTCCATGCATTGCACCCGATTCGCTTACCTTTTCCCTGCAACTGCATATCCGAATAGAAGTTTACATCATAACAATTGCCAGTTTTATCATAGTTCAAGATAGCTTTATCATAGAAGATTGCTGCGTCTATAACATAGATTGCATTTGCCATTGCATGATGAAATGATATAGTATCACAACGTCCTTCTTTGTTCTTGCCTATGTTTTTAGCAGCAGCACTTGTTTTTCTGATTGCTAGTTTTTTATGTTCATTTCGCATACCCGTTTCAAACAAATGATCAAATCCATCTGCATCCACAATCTTGCCGGGACTTTCAAAGAACTGTTCCAGATAGGGTAAAACTACCTGCTCGCTGATTCTGCCTGCATTAACTGTTAGTGCCGCTCCTGTTTGTAGAAACAATTCGATCATTTCATCAGTAATGTGATTGCTCACATACACCGGGAGATTCACTACTCGGCCCCCGGTCTGTTTTCTTTCTTGTATCATGCTATTGTTTTTTGTTCTAAGAATCTTGCATTTAAACTTTTTGCAATTTCAATTAATCTGGTAGAGTCAATAAATTCAGAATCTTGTCCGTACATTGTTTTGAATTTACGCTGAGTTGATTCATATACATGTCCACTTCTGTCAGGAATAAAAAATCCTATAATTTTAAGTCCATGATTTCTGAATGACTCTATTACACGCTTTGTGTACATAACTGGTTCAGCTACATAGTTACTTGGTTCTCCATCTGAGTAATTTATGAATATGCATTCATCGCTTTTAGCATCCTGAATGATATACTTTTCGATACTCTTGAAAGCACCTCCTTCTGGAGTACATCCAAAGGTACCTAGATAACGAAACAATGATTTAATTTTAGTCATTTTATCCGTTGCACTATCATATGCATACAGCGTGTGTATCTTATCCGTACTACCAGCTGTTCCACGTAACGATATCTGCACACGGATTCCGGTAGTCATTGATGCTGCTTGTGCTACTGCTACTGCAGATTTAACTGCGTTTCGCATTTTGCTACCATACATGGAGCCGGATGCGTCGATGCTGATGTGAATCATGAAATTTTTATATGTGTCAGTTACTATGCGATGAAACACATTCACGTTACCATATCCTAACTCAGCAATCAATCTTCTATCAATTTTACCAGTTTCTAATCTGCTGCTCTTAAGAGTTCGGTTTTCATTTCGAATTTGCAATTTTCGACCTAACTGCTTGCCTAACATGATACCGCTTAAAACTGCTTGTTGCATTTGGTATTGGCAACCTTCACTATGTAAGAATAATTCACTGAAATCATTGATAAGATTTTTAGTTAATTTGCGTATAACTACTGTCTCAACTTTTTCTATATCACTACCATATCGTTTCGGAATCTGCACAACCTCAGTTCCAGCTTCTTTAATTGATGTTACTGTCTGAGCTTGTGCTTTAGTCAGCTTTCGCCCAGCTAATTTAGTTTCACCATTCAAAAAGTCTCGCTGATTTTTAATAGCTTTATCTAACTGCTGTTGCTGGCGATCTGTTAATATAGGAGCCTCATCTGAATCGTTTGCGTCTGAATCAGTTGCATCTGACATCTCTCCGATATCTCCATCTCCTTCCACAGATCCGTCAGCAGTCGGTTGTTGCTGTAAACCTTGCGGTAGCTTCTCAGCCTCTTCTGCTAAATGGTTATTAATTTTTTTGAAAATACTGCATGCTAACACAAATGCATCACGCGTTGACTTAAGTCGCTGAATATTGTTCAGATCAATCATCATCCATACTTCTGCTAGCAGTTTCAATGCTTTTAAATCTCGATTTGGATTAGTAAAGTTGATGATATGAAACAAATAATCATCCCATGACTCTTCTCGCTTCGCACCTTCTTTAAGAGCTTTGTCTACTATTTTAGAATTAAAGTATTTGTCATACATTGATTCATAGTAATTTCTGTATCCAGGTGCTACCTTATAAGATAACATATCAATACGGCGATCTTCTATCCAATTCAATAAATCTTTGATTATAGAATATTCATGATCGCCAAATTTCATATCCGGATCTAAGCCTTGCATTGATACTTCGGCACTGAACTTCTTAAGTAGTTGGAAATCTGTATGTGCGATATGCGAACCTTCATGCAATGCTAAACCAACCGTCGAATCAAATGATTTAGCTGACATATCCGTACCAATTACAATTCGTTCTCCATCAGTGTAACTTGCGTCTGAAGATTTAAATACTACTGGAATTTGTTTGCCAGTAACAATGTTAACAAAGTTACCTATAGCTCTCTGTGTGGAAGCCAGTTTAGTGTAGTCAATACTACTACCCACTTTCCAATCTCCAAACATGGTTCTATCCATCCAGAAGCTGCTTCGACTACCTTGCATTTCATTAATTTCAATTTTTTTCATAACTTCTAATTTACATATATAATATAAGAATAATTTTGTTAATATCCAACCAGATATAGAAAAAGAAGGCAGTTTATTTCACCTGCCAACTTCTTCCTGAGCTATGAAAAATTGTTATAGAGACAATTCCTTGTCGACACCTTGCGTGTTGAATATGTCTTGCTCGGCAGTAGCCAAATGCTTCTGAACTACTTGCTTGATGAATGTTCTTTCTGAGTCTACTCCTCCGCTTGCATCAAAGAAAGGAAAGATTGCTACCTGTGCGGCTTCTTCTAGTGTGAAACCATCTTCAAGCAATTCACACACTCGTACCGACATCCTGGTAGACATCATTGTGCTTAGTTTGCCTTCTTCTTCTCTCCATTCATGTCGGGAGATGCCAGCAATATCTGCAACCGAGGCAATTTGTTCAGATCCTAACTTCGGGAACTTCTTGGCCAATAGTGCAGCTTCACGTTCTTTGTTCAGAATATCTACTTCAATAATTTCGAAACGATCCATCAAGGCACGGTCCAATGTTCTGGTGGATGTGTACTCGGTACCGATATTGGCAGTTGCTATGAATGATACACCAGATGCTACTTGGATTACCGGAGAATCAACATCTTCATCTAATCTCAGGTAACGCTGTTTTTCATCTAGCACTGTCATCAAGATGTTCCATGCTTCTGGATGCGCTCTGGATAACTCATCAAGCAATATCACAGCATTCTCAGTTTCAATTGCCTTAACAAATGATGATTTGTCAAACACCGTTGCTCCATCTTTGAAATGAGTGTTACCAATCAGAGTGGATCTAGGATCTTGCGTAGCTCCAAGGTTAAAATAAAAGAATGGTCTATCGGTTGCTTCTGGCAATGCTTGCGCTGCCATTGTCTTACCGCAGCCTGCGGGACCACACATCATGATGTTCTTTCCTCGAACTACCGATCTAATTAAATACTTCCATTTGATGTCAGACATCTCCAATGTGTCTGGCTTAATGCTTGCTGCATTATTAATAAATTGCAATACTGGATCTGTCATATCAACTGTTGATTGTCTTGTTTCTGTGATTAGGTCATTTGCCACTGAGTCATTGTCTACTCGTTTTCCGCGACCCGTTTCCGGATTAAATTTTAAAATTTGACTGTTTTCTACTGCTAATTTAATCATGTCATCACGAAACATATGCGTGATATCTTCTGCAGTTGTTGCATCTGTTACAGTGTAAACTCCGTTTACTAATTTTGGTAATCCAATTACTTCTTTCATAACTCATTAATTTTTTATTACATATATAATATAAGAATAATAAGTTACGAATCCAAATTATTTTCAGATTTTTTATGTTTTTTCTTGCGGGTATACTTTTTCTTGTTGCGTTCCACGTTGGGTCGCATTGCATCATAAATTTCTTGCTGGGTAACTTGTATTTGTTTCATGATATGAATATAAGAAAATTAATTCAAATATCCTACCATTTGCGGCACGACCAATATCTGGCTTTGGTCTTTGGTCCTGGGTTATCACAGTTATGACGTGCTCTGAATGACTTACGAGCTTTAGGATTATTTTTTCGAATACGCATAGTTTTCTGTCCGGCTTTTTTGGCACTGGTACCTCCATGTCCAAAGTTTACCTTTTTAACATTTCCTGTTTTAGGATCTTTCACATACACTTTGAACTTTTTAACATCACCACGCATCGGCTTGTTCAATTTAACTTTGCGTCCTCTGTATTCTGCTTCTGTTATTGTGTCGGCGTACATGCCTTCTTGTATGTCTCTTAATAGGTCAGCTGCACATTTGTCACACATTTCGCCTTCTTCGTACATAATCATGTCTTCTTTACGTGAAAACCCGGTTTTTGGTAGTTTAGCTTCTTTTTTTGTTTTCACCTTTACGCATTTATCTTTGCCATTCTCCGTTCCTGCATATCGATATCCATCCCAACAAGCCTTTCCATCAGCTCCCTTAATTTTTTCATTGATATGCAATGCTGCTAAATATTTCTTTAATGCTGTCTTGGTACCATCGGTACATCCAACCTTTTCTCCAGAGTCCTTTTTGTATACACAATACTTGTTGTCTTGTTTTTTATAAGTGTATGGCATCTTGGTGTTCCTTTATTATAGTTCCTGTCTTATTGATAATGCTGGTAGTCTTGCTCGCCAAACATCCAATATCATTTCTTTTTCTTGTGGTGTTATTACATCCGGAACAAATAAATCTAAATAATCATTTGCTACAGTTTTAAATGGTGTTCTTTGTTTCTTGGCTTGAAAATATAAACCTTGAATGTTTGCATCTACTTCTTTTGGAAGCGTGAAGTATTTGAATGCTGGTAACTGACCGGATTGTATCTTTTTTCTGGTTGCTAAATCAGATGGCATAAACTTGTTGCCTTTAGTATTCCATCCGCTCTGTGTTAAATGTTCTATTTCATGACGAAGTGTGTCTCGCATCTCCATGGCCACGTGGCTTAGTATCTTAGGATATTCTGCTGGGTCTAGTTCAAACCGTAATTCGATTAATGGAACTTCTTCGCCGTTACGAGTTACTTCGTTGTATGCATCACCACCTTTACGGAAATCATCATAATCTTGAATCCACTGCACTTTGAGTTGCAGATAAAATTCTAATGGAATAGTTTCATTTTCTACTTCTTCAAAATATATGTGTCTAAACCTACTATCATCATCTATAGGAGGCACTGTTTCCTGTGCAGTGAAATATATTTTTTCTCCTGCAAATTCGCCTTGTGGATCTGAAACTGCCGCGTAACTATCTTTTACTACTTGTAGCAGTCGTTTAGATAGTTGAGTAACCATTGCATCATAACGACCTTCTAGTATGAGTGGTTTCAATGATATCATAAAATTATTCTTTTGAATTTAATTTGTCAGCAACGGCTGGTGCTATCATTGAACGTGCTATGCCTAAGTTATTTAATGATTTAGTAGTCGACTGTAATTCTGGCAATGTAACCTCAATTTTAAAAACAGGATAAGCCGAGCGCACAGATGTCTCCTGCGGGCCGATAGTTAATTTAGCACCAGGAATCCGTTTAAACCAGTCCTGTTTCTCAATTGTTTCGATTGCTAACTCAGCTTCTTCTTTACTAAGTAACGCATCTGCAAAATTGGTTGGTTTAGTTACTTTTAACTTTACGCCGGCGTTATTTAATGGCACTTCAAATGTTTTGCTTGTTGGTTTATATCCATTTTTTATCTGACTGTGCCACCATTTAATTGCATCTGTAGATATACTCGTTTTTTCAAATAAAATGTGATCGGGAAGAATTTTAGAAATCGCAGTTAATACTCGTTTAAATCCTTCTCCTTCCCATTCCATTTTCGTAGTTAATTTATATATTGTCTCTGCTCCGTCTTTTACAGCATAATATCCGATATATTTGCTTAGGCCAGAATCATTTATTATCCCGAATACAGCTTGAGGGTTACCAACTGCCGTCTTGCCGTATGTTCCTATTTTTACGCCAGATCCAGTACCATAGATTTTTTGCAACGGGATATCCTCCTTACCAGTCTTAACTGATGAAGGCACCTCCATCGATGAAGGCAAATCGCCTTGATTTTTAACAGTTTTTTCTAATTCTTTTAACTCAGCTTGGATTGCTTCTTCATATTTTGCTAGCTGATTTGCTAAAAATCGTTCTTGGCTAGTAAGATATTTCGAACCTGCAGCTAACTTCGTGGCCAAACTTTTACCAACCGTTCTAACTGCTTGTTTAACTCCAGGTATTTTTGATACTAATGGCAATACTTCGATTGCTGCCATGATTCCAGCTGTCTGCTTGTTTCCTAGATTATATTCTTGTGCTGCATCGTATAGCCCCATTCCAGTAGCAGTTCCTAATGCAAGCCATCCGACTACTGCTGGTGCTGCTAACCCGCCCGATGCAACCGTTGCAATTATTCCAACAATTAATTGACCAACTAAAATTGTACTAGATGATACTGCTTTAGTTTTTCCATATTTAAATTGTTCTTCAGCTTGATACGCATTAAATGGATTATCAATATACTGCGGATCTTGAACTATCGGAACCCACTTTTTAAAGTTAGCTTCACCTAAATACGGTTTAAACCAGTCGAATAAAAGTCCGGCATCTTTCAAACCAACCGTATTAGTTTGTCCTTGTTTCTTTTGAATATCAGATCCAACCCGGGCTATATCTCTTTTATATTCATATATTAACTCTGCTGCATATGGATATACCAGAGATTCTAATGCAATACGATTGTTTTTTGATATTGAATATAAATGGTTTAATACTGTGAAATTTTGTTTAAAATTATCTAAGAAGCTTATAAGATATTCGGATATGGTACGACCTTCTGATAGTTCTATAAACTTGTCTTCAACCTGTTCCAATTGATTTATATCTTTTATCGACTTCACGGCGTTAATGGCTTCTTGTTCATTATCGTAAACATAGCCTTTGGCATTGTAGATTTTATCTGCTACTGCCTTTGCATCAAATTTATTTGATTGTTCTAGTAGTATATCTCGTAGTTTCATATATTAAAGTATATCTCGTAGTTTCATATATTAATAAATATATCAGTCTAGCAGATTATAGTTCCAATACTGCTCTTTGTTTTGGTTGTAAGGATTGCCGGTTTGTTGATAGTAACAATTTAAACACAACAGCTGTATGTTTTCTATGCGGTGATTGGTTGTGTCTCCGTCAACATGATCCAGTAGCAAAGGCACAGTGTCATCTGTTATTCTGCGTTCTGCATATCCGCAACTACTACATTCTTCTGTTAATATGCCTAATGCTAACAATCGATTTCTGAGTTTCCATGTTGGATAATTTGGATGCTCGCCTGACAGTATCTTTTCTATAGAATACTTTCCAGCTTTAGCTCTAGAGACATTTTTTGTGATTCCATATCCTTCTTGGTTGGTATGCATATCATACAGAGTCTTTCCTGTTGCTGGATCCGTATACATTTTGGCATACTTTTTATAAGTAGTAAAAGACACTTTCATGAACCGGGCTGCTTCTGCATTGGACTTGGTATTCTCCATTGCATAACGTATTTCAGACTCTCCTATATTAAGAGCACTGCGTCCCCGTCCGTACACATACTTGTACTTCTTTTCTTTTTCTGCCATATCCATATTAGTACACTCCCAAGGTTCTTAAACGATCAACTGCTTCTGCTATCGATGTTTGTGCGGCATACATGTTTCGCATCATTTCACGGTGTGGTGCAGTGAATGTTATGAATGTAGAAGGATACACTCCGGACTTGTCTAGAACTGCTTGTCTCCACACTGAATAGCTAGGATAAGTTCTTTGAAAGCGAAGTCGGTCTGCATTCTTTTCATAATAATCAATTTGATCTTGCATCGGCCACAGGTCAATGGCCTGAGACTCATGTTTGTAACGTCCTAATCGTTGAAATTCGATTTCTCGCTTACGATCATTTCTGGAAATAAATTTATCCATTGCATTCACAGAAATATCTTTCGGAGACATTCCGGTATGTGCTGCTTTTTTACCCATAACTTGTTTATTTTAATTTTTGTGTGAAATATACTACTTTGCGCCAAGCATCTTCTGCCTGATGCACAGCTTGTTTAAATTTTACTAAGTCTTTACGTTCTCTGTAATATGTCATTTTTCTCAGATAGCGATGATATCTAGCATGGGCAAAGGCCGTACGGATATTGTAATATAGTATTCGCATTACTGTTTTTGTATTTTGCAGTTTAACCCGGTTTTTACAAGGTCTTCGTAAATCTCCATACTAATGTCATGTTTGTCGATAAACACGGAGCATTGGCCCGTATTATGTGTAATCACAGCACATTGTTCGGCTTGAAATCTGTTTTGACCGCAAACCTCCATTAACGCACTGATTACTTCGCCAAACGAATGAGTATCATCATTGAGCACAAACACTTCGTATTTACCACGTTTTGTTGATTTCTTCTTTGACATCTCGTATAATTGCTGCTTGTTCCCACATTTCTCGATCTGGGTGTGCGCAATATTCTAACAGATTGTCTAGAAACAAATTGCATCGATCCAACGGCCAATTTTCAGGGAAGGCATCCAATGGATCTAACTCAGAACTAGTAAACACAGTTAAAGCTGTTTTAATAATTCTATCTAAATAAGTACTATTACTATTCATATCTATATTATATATAAATAAATAATACTATCCAAAATTTACTTTACTTGTAATCGTGTAGATGCCGAGTTATTTAAACGTAAAATGTATGTTCCTGGTTCATTTGGTGATTTAAATTGCAATATGCCTTGTTTTACATCCAACCATCGATGCATTTTAACTTCCCTGCCGGCGGCATCATATATTTTCAACACAATCAGCTTGATTGGTAGCACTTGCTTGTTCACCTTGATAGTAACTTCTTGAGTTGGTTCTGTGATTGCAGGCAATATCATGATGTCGTCATTCTTCAATGCAGTCTGAGCTATTTTATTTGCATAGTCTCTGAATTGAGCCGCATTCCAATCCATTCTTGTTTTGACACCTTGGTCGCCGGTTCTATACTCTTGATTGTCCAAATATTCATCTGCGACCTTGTTCCACTGCCCGGTTCTGATATACTCAACCGTTTTGTGTCCAGATTTCAATTCTCCACGATATGCTGCATTTACCAGAGCTTGTCGAATCGACAACGGAAATGAATCAAAGTTAGAAATTTCCAATTTTGTTTTAATCTTGTTGATTGCTTTATCAATATCAGCTAACAACAGTTCGGTAGCATCGTCATCTGATATCCCAGCTGCATATTCTGAATTTGTTTTTAGCTTATGGCCATATGCAATAGTAGGAGTGCCGCCTTCTAAACTGTCATGAGGAAACCATTTCTTTTGTTTAGGATCCCAGCCTTTCATTATGCTGTTTTCCCACTTTTTTAGTTTCTGTATAAAATCTGAGGTTTTAACTTCTAACAATATGTTCCGTAAACTTATCATGACAGTTTCATTTTAAACTGATTCCATTTTTCTGCAATTTCGTCAGCTGAATCAGATTTAGTTAAATATATAGTAAATGCGCCATCCTGTTTTGTGATGAATCCTGGGACTCGATCTGGCAATTGATTTCTGTGTTTACCTGGATGTACTCCTAAACAACCAATTGGTCCATGTTTCATTCCAGTACTAACAAACTTCTGTTGTGACCATGGAAGTTTATATGCTGAGTCTTTGTATTGCACAGTGCGATTGTTTTCTGGATTAACAAGCTGAATGCCATTCTTTTGTATTCTGGATTCTTGCTGTTTCAATGAATTCCATATATCTGAATAATAAGATTCATCTCTGACATGACCTGTACAACTTGGAGTGGTAAGCATTCCGCGTGCATGAAGCATTTTAACTATATCAACAAGCTGCGGATCCAGACTATCATAAAAATTCTTATCTCGGTTTAACTTCCATGACTTTCTTGGAGCATACCAATACCAATCACACTGTCCCGGTTCATTGTACCATGACGCTCGATGAAATTTAGTATGTGGTATGAAGTTTGGTGTCATTTGTTTATTTTATTGGTCCGCCTTCCACCCAAGCAGAGCAAGTCCTTTTAGCGGCACATTTGAATTTTAAAAATTTACAATATCCTAATGTTCCCGCATCGATAGTATCATATGCATCACTCCCTGGTTCTGATCCGATACCTTTAGCAATACAGTCTTGCATCTTTTTTGTGATATCAAATGCTGCACAATTACCGCAGACTGCACTCTTTGCTTGGGCTGCGTCATCCATATTCCATTCTGCAGCAATACCTTCCCAGTATTCTTCATTTGGTTGATTTGGATCTAATGGTCCATACATGTATTCGTCAATTGCCTTTTTGCGATTTTTTAAATTAACATCGATGTCTTGTGTAGCAATAGGACATTTGGTTTGTTGTTCTATGAGTAAGTGCTTTAGTTTTTCCATTTGTTAGATTTCATATATTTGTGAATTGATTCTCGTAGTGCACGTTCTGCAGACTCATCCAAATCCACATCTTTGATTCCTGACCAATCGTATCCAGTTTCTGTTTGAACAATATACCCATATTTTTTAAGTATTGGCATTATCGCAGCTTCAATAGCTCTTTTTAATTCTGCTTTGAATGCAGTGTCATAATTGTATTGAAATCCTTGCTGTACCATCTTAGTAACATATTGTTGTAATGGTATTACCATGGCTTCATTTAATATGTGAGTGGCCTTTTTCATCTTTTAATATAAATATTTGTTACATGTAATTCAATGTTATTTCCGTGTGTGCAGCAATATCTTGTACGGCTGTCACTGTTATAACATTTGATTTGAAATCTAGTTCATGCCGGACATTCGGTGTTTTGCTTGAATTGATGTATGAAGCATTTCCAAACACTGCTGCAATGCCCTTTCCATCTCCAAACAAATAAGTAGCAATTTCTGGTGGTATTGGTCTACGTGATTGTATTGGTACACATGGATGTTGTATTATGATGCCACCTGCAGCAACATCTTCCGTAACAAATACTCCATATCCATGTATATCAGATTTTGATATGTATGTTTGATTGAACATTTTTATTCATAATATCTTATTATAACATCATCACACTCAGAATGATAATTGGGTTGGAAATCTGGATCCATTGTAGCATAACCTGAATTAGGTGTATTACAAACAGTTATTACTTCGTTTAGTGATGAATATTGTTCTAAATACGAATCTAGTTCTGTATTTGTTTGTATAATCATTACGCTGTCAGTTTTTTTACAATTAAAAGTTAAAACAATTGAAGAGTCTAATGACCAAAAATCTGTTATGTTTATTTTATACCAGTATGTCATATTAATATATTTTATTTGATCCTGATGTAAGTCCACTACTACCGCTATATTGTAATAATCCTAAACCATTATTAGGCCAAACAGGATTGATTAGTCTTTCAGTAGTATTTATGTAGGGCTTGTCAAAAGAATAATAAGTAATTAAATTAGGAGGTTGGTTATATCTAGATATCGTGCCACCTTCTCCATTATTCCATAAATTAGTTATATCGCTGGCAGATAATTCTTCATTCCATATGCTCACTTCATCTATAATTGTAGTCCCAGTATTACCACCTTGTCTACCAGCTCCTTCATCACCTGATCCTACAGCGGCTGTAGATCTTCCTAAAACTGAGAATAATCTAGGAGTAGATGTGTCCATATTAGTTATACCGCCATTTAGATTTTGTTCCGTGCCAAATGGAGCTCCGGCGTCATTCCCATTCCAATACATTCGAAATCCAGTAACTAAGTTTTCACTTCCATCATATGTAATGGTTAACATACTAAAACCATTATCATTAGTATTTCCTGGGTTAGTTGCAGTCCAGTTATCTGTAGGATAATTAGTTCCATGTCCTGTAACAGCTGATGTTGTGGGGTTATGAAAAAAATAAAAATTCGAAGTAATTACATTTAAAGATGCGGATACATTGGACATTGAAAACCATAGTCGGTTGTCCCGTTCATCATAATATACTTCTATGTGATTATTATAGAAATTATTACTATTAGATCCTGTATCACTGCCGGCCCAGCTAATAATATATATATATCTTCCTTCTGTATCCAGATTCGCATCCCATCCTGCTTTTACCCAAAAATTAATCGAAAATGGATCTGTTGCAGTTAAACGTAAATCTGTAGTTGATTCTTGTGTTGACGGATAAAATATTCTAGAAGAACTATCTAAAAAATCAACTGCTCCCGGTATGTCAGTCCAACCTAACCGGCCCATACCATAATATTCGTATGCAGGTCCAACTGTAGTACTACCTGATATTACCAATTGTTTTGTGTTTACACTCATAACTTATATACTTCTTATAATAGCATTTACCGTCCAATCTGTTGTCGACGCAGATCCTGTTATAACAGCATTACTACCGGATAAAATTACAGCAAATGTAAATCCAGACGTAGTTCCGATTCCAGATCCAGTTACATCGGCAAAGTTTATTGTGCCTGCGTTCCAAATAGCATCAATTTTGCCGGTGCGCGCATTACTCTCGCTTGTTATGGTATATTCAACAAATGCTCCTGTGTATGAAGAGGTTGGGATATTATAAATTACGGTTGGAGACGTTCCTACGTTTGCAGTAGTAGTTGTTTGAAGAGCAGGTTTAGAAGGAATACCATATGTTATGGTGTTGTCGGAATTAACTTGTAACATGGTTTCAGATGCCGAATTGTTTACTGTGAATAAAGCTCCGGTGTTTGAATCTGTTACTGATAATAGTTCTCCTACTGATCCGTTTACTTCTAATATGTTATTGCTACCACTTCCTATTACATTTAATGCAGTTGATCCTAGATTTTTTATCGTAGTAGACCCCGAAATAATAGTGTCTCCGTTAACATCTAGTTTGGAGTTAGGTGTGTTTTTACCAATACCAACACGATCTGTACTAGCATCTGTTACTAACAATGAAGTATCGGTAGCTCCATATACTACAAAATCGTGATTTTTATTTTGAGAATTAATAGTTAATTCTGAATCTCCTGCGAGTATGCTAGAGGTTCCTGCAATGCGTATTTCACTAAATGTATTCCCTGTAGATGAAGAATCGATTTGTAAATAGCTGTTACCAATACCTATAAAAGAACTAGTAGTAGCAGGGAGTCCCATGCCTAATGAAGGAGTTAATGAATAACCAACATAAGCACTATTAAAAGCACCACTATCTGCTGTTACAATGAAATCAAAGCCATTACTATCATGATTTCTATCTGCAGTAAATGTTAAATCTGTATTAGCAAAGTTAGTGTCAGTACCTCCCCCAATAGCACTAGATGCTGTATAGAAAAATTGGCCTGATCCAGTGTCATACATTGCAACTGTATTTGTACCTGCACCTTGGGTTAGGCCAGTTGCTGTAAGTGATCCGGTTATTGTAGTATTTCCGTTAATATTTGTAGTACCATTAACATCTAAAGTATATTCAGGGTTAGACTTATTTATACCTACTCTATTTGTACTAACATCTCCATGAATTAAAGAATCAGTAATACCTGATGATCCAAAATTTAAAACATAAAAATCTACGTTACTTGAACTAATATTAGAACCTGTTACTGCATATCGTCGTTGAGCATTAACAATAAATTGACTTCCATTCATTTCTAATGGATATCTATCATTTGCTTCGCCTCCTACGGCATTGGTATTGTCTATCCAGAAAACATAATTATCTGCAGATGTGTAAGCATCATCAGCAAGTCTAAATACAAAATCAATGTCATTTGATGAGGATTGCCAAGCATATATTTCTGCAGCATCAGTATTTAATCTCCATCTTATTTTGTTATCGGTTGATGTTGGATAGACTCCTGTATTATCATCCCAATATATCTGTCTAGTATTATCTATTAAAACATCATCTCTATGTCTTGTTGTACCATTAACATCTAATTTATAGTTCGGAGTTACTGTCCCTATACCAACATTACCATTACTAGCTGTAATGAATATACCACTTGAGAAACTACCAGTGCTTGTAGAAAATACTAAGTCTCTGTTGTTTGAAATATATCTAGTATCTCCTCCAGCTACTTGTATTCTATGGAGGAGAGTATCAGTAGTTTGTGTTCTAAATTCTACACCTGCTTGACCAGCTGGACCATCTGAAAATAAATGTATTGCTGAGCCATTATTA